GGCATCCCCCCATGGGAGGTCGCTGAAGCCGACGCCGGTTCAGTAATGCAAGCATTCTTGTTGCTGAGCGACATGCAACCGAAAGGACGCTGATGGCCAAGACTATGATCGAGCTGAAGATGCAGGGCAATGTGCGCGAAGGTGCACAGGCGCTGTGGGATATCTTCAACGAATCGATCGGTCAGAAGGGCATCAGGAAACTAGAATCATTCGCGACTGTCAACGCAGCTCGCGCTCTTTCTCCATCGGTGCGCGAGGCCGCTCCGAGAGATCAAGGATTGCTTGCTAAGTCCGTTCGAGGGCGTCGCTCGAGGCTCAATCGTCAAGGGGCAATAGTTGGCCCAGTTGCTGGAAAGAAAGCAGCTTGGTACGCCTGGCTTGTGGTGCGTGGAACCCAGCCGCATCGAATGCCAAAGCTGGGCGCGACGAGGCGAGCTGCGATGTGGTTCGGAATGCAACTACACAGCGTAGTGATGCATCCTGGCGCGAGGGCAAATAACTTCGTCGATCGAGCTGTTGAAGCCAATATCGAGAAGGCGAAGGATGCATTCGGTGGCACGATCGTTCTGATGATTAACGACGCAGCCTTCAGGCAGAAGGTGCTGGGCTTTGAAACTGCTTATAAGAACAAGAAGGCAGCCCATTGGCAATCGCAACCATTCGGTCGGCACTGGAAGAATGCCGACTGGCTTGAGCCATTCCACACGGCAGTTCGCAAGCCAGTGCGCAACGCTTCGGAAATCGCTGCAACCGGCCTGCTCCGCGACAGATACAAAATGAGGGCTAGCGGCATCGGCGGTGTCGTTCCCCGAATGAACAGACCATAAGCTAGGAGAACTAATGGCAATCGGCGGCAATGTCAACTTCACGATCTCTGCGCGCGACGCGGCCTCAAAGGTCGTGAAGAATGTGCAGAATAACATCAAGACGATGGCGAAGGGATTCGCTATCGCAGCTGCTGCTATTGCAGCTGCCGTTACGGCCGCAGCTGGGGCAATCGCGGCTTTCGGCGTGTCGGCTGTTAAGGCTGCAATGGAGGACGCTGCAGCACAAAAGATCCTAGTATCAACACTTGAGGCTCGCGGCCTCGCGACGGAAAAGAATCTTGCCAGCACCGAGAAGGCAATCGAAGCTGCCCAGAAACTGGCATTCACTGATGACGATGTTCGTAGTTCAATCAGCATCGCAACGCAGTTCACGAATAAGTTCAGCCAGGCCTTGAAGATTCAGAAAGTGGCCATGGATGTTTCCAGGGGAAAAAACATCAGCCTGGCCCAAGCCACTAAGATTGTTGGAAATGCATTCAACGGCTCAACCGGGGCGGCAAAGAAACTAGGGATCGAACTCCCAAAGAACGCGAAGGGAATGAAGGCCGTCAACGCTGTCGGCAAGTCGTTCACTGGTGTGGCGAAAGGTTATTCAGAAACGCTACAAGGCCAGTTCGAATCCTTCGGCATCGCGCTAGCTGAAACCAAAGAGAGTATCGGTGGCGCGCTCCTCCCCGCACTTGAGCGCACTTTCAAAGGCATTCAGCCAGTCATTGATGACGTCTTTAAGACTATCGAAGACGCGATCCCCGACCTGAAGAAGTTTGCTGATTCCTTTACGAAGAATATCCCTAATCTTACCAAGAACGCCTGGGCTAACATCAAGAAAAATCTTCCCGAAATCATTGATAAAATCAAGGACTTTGGAACTGGCGTTCTTGATCTACTCCGTAAGGCGAAGGACTTCATTGGAACCGACGGCAGCATCACTATTGGACTAGCGACCATCGGCGCAAAGCTGGGTGGATTCGGTGGTGCGCTGACTGCGGTGTTCGCTAAGGGATTTACCGACCTTGGCTTTGGCCCAATCGAGGCGGGAATCGCTGGAGCAGTCACAGCCGGGCTGACTGGTTCTATCGCGAAGGCCGCCATGGATACATTCGTTCAGGTCATTACTCAGAAGATTGTTGCCGCAAACATTGCCAGGAAGCTGCTTCCCAGCGGTGGCGTACCGATCCCTGGTGGCACTCCGGTTGGCGTTCCTCCAGTTGGTACCGCTCCAATCGCACAAACCGTTCTGGGAGTAGGCGTAGCAGCGATTGCTACGGTTGCCGCTGGCGCTATGGCTGCCGCTGGCGTAGTTGCTGCCGCCAAGGTGTTGTATGACCAAATCTTCACGCCAGAAGAACAAGAGAAAAATATGATGGACAACTACGCCAAGTTGCAGGCACGAGTTAAACGCGAGGGGCTTGCCGCAGTCACGAGTTCTGCGGGTGGCGTGTACGGCTCAAATGTTAGTGGTGGCTCAAGTGACTACCTGAACAGGGCGATCACCAGCGGCGTAGTTGAGGGGTTCAAGATGGCTCCAATGCAGCCACCGATTGACCTGACCAACCGGCTCGAACTTAAACTTGATGGCAAGGTTGTTGCGCAATCGGTGAGCCGATACCTGGGGCTAAGTGACCCTAACCCACGCCGAACCTACCCATAATGCCGAACCCATACGTCGTCACAGTTGCTGGAGTTATCAACGAAACTGTCTCTGGTGCAGGTAGGACAGGAACGCTTGCTTCCATTGACTTCCCAACGGCACACGCTTTCTCCGTCGGTCAGTCAATCTTCGTGCAACTACTTACTGGACCATCAGGGTTTGCCGCACTCAACGGTTCGTGGACGATTGTCAGCCTAACCTCAACAAGAATCCGATTCAATACTGATACCAGCGGAACGATTACCCTGTCTGCCGCTACTGGAACCGTCAGCCTCAATCTTCTCGGACTTCCACTCTCAACCGCTGGCACCACGCCATACATTGAACTTGGCAGCTTCAACGCCAACGTCAGCGCCGATGGCGGCGGCAGAATGTCATTCGATGTCTTGCAGACTGAGACTCCTGCGGGTGGGCCGTGGTGGAAGTCTGGATCGGTTGCAGACAATGGTCGCGTCCAGTTCCTAGACACACGCTACGGATCAGGCACGGCGCTCTTCTTGGGATACATCACAGGCATTGAGGCAGCGATGCTGGGCAGTGGATTCGGCACGAGGGCAACAGTCACCGTTGCGGACGCTGACGGCTGGCTCGGCAAGACCGTAGTTCGCAAGGCATACACCGGCACGGACATCTATCAGCAGGTCGGATCATTCAAGCAGGGCGGCACTGCGCTGACTGATCGTGACCACATCAACAAGTTGCTGGCGAAGGTTCACGATCAAGTGAACGATGCGACCACGCGGCAGATTCTGGACACCAGCGTCATCAGCGGCAGCACTCGTGCGATCTACTCTGGGACAGCGGTTGTGCTAGGCAGCCTGGACTTCAAGGCGACCACCTTGACCAGCGCACTCAGCCAGATTGCAGAGGAGGCAAGCGGCGAGAACGGCTTGCCGTACAACTTCTTTGTGGACGGCGCTGCTCGCCTGAACTATGGGCCGATTGCCGTGCCGGGGACGGCGACCGCGCCAGCCGAGATCGTCACTGACCCTACGGCTGCGCGCACTGGGAGTGCTGGCACTGCGACGCGCCTGCTCGCGCACAATCTCTCCGTCAGCCTTGATCACGACAACATCGTGAAGGGCATCTTCGTGCAGGCGGCAGACTCACGCGCAGACCGCGATGGCAACGCAAGCCCAATCACCAATCAGCCGTACCTCCGCACCTACACAGGCACCGCTCCGTACAATGGACCTGCGCTGACTTCACGAACTGGACCGATCCCTCAGGAGGTCTTCAGCGCGCCAAAGGTTGCCGCGTTTGGCTTCGGTTCTCGCTCCACGAAAGTTCAGCGGCTCACAAAGGGAACGCTGCAAGTGCGCTCCAAGCCGGTTCGCACCGTGTCGTTCTCAATCTCTGGATCAAGCCAGACGCAACTCACACTTCCGAACTGGGAGTATGGGCTGGTGCAGGGCTACTCTTCAGCAGGCACGCTCGTGAATGCGTGGCTGCCAGGGCAGTTCGTGAAGGTGACTGCGGCCGCACTCGACTTGAATGAAATCCTGCGCGTCGCAAGCGTCACCTATTCGTTTGAGTCGCCAGGGTCCTATCAGTTGCGCGTAGACATTGAAGCGGAATACACCAAGCGCAGTGCGGTTGCCGCGCTGCTGAAGAAGGTTGGAGGCTAGAGATGGCAGAGCGATACGGCACAGACCTCAATGGGCTTGGTGGCTACGAGGGCGGCGTAACCAGCGAAAACGGCGCGGCACTAGTAAGCACGAGCAGTGATGGCGAAACCTCTCTGCTGTTCGGGTCAGCCGCGCTGCGAGAGATTCAAGCCGGCGTTGCCAATGGTGACTTTGCCATCTCACCAGATGACTCCACTGGAACCATCACCGCTGAGAATCCGCTGCCCTACTGGACATTCACCGATGTAAACAGCGCAGGTGCAATCACCTGCGCCATTGTGCCAAGCGCTGCTGTTGGCTCAGGGAATCTCTTGAAGTTCACCGTTGCAAACGGAACTTTGACTGGTAAGAGCGCAACGCTCACGCGGTTTATCCCTGTACCCGCATCAGCCTCTCGCTCATTCTCTTACTATCTTGAGGCTTCATTTCTAAACGGCACCCCTGGGGCGGATGGAGCAAAGGCAACGGTGCAAGTATCTGGTCAGTTTTATGAGCAAGACCAGACCACAGCAACAGGCTCTCCATTTATTGGTGACGCTGACGCATTCAATCTATTTGGCGCGACGGCAACAGGCGTTGTAGCGCCAGCACTCTACAGCGGAGCGCCTGAGCGCGACAATACAACAGCGCCCGCAGACGCCGCATTCCTCAAGGTGATAGTCACCATTGCAACGGTTGCAACTCAGACTGCAGATATTGTAGTTAGTTTGACTGAGGTGCGAGCAGCACACGGAGTGCCTGAACTACTGCTCACTGATAAAGATGACCCAGGCCTTTTCAACCCAGCGCTCATCAGCACTGGGTTTGGTGGGCTTTCATTATTGTCTGGCGACGGTGAAGGCTACCTGGGGCTTGGTTTTGATGTTGAACTCAGCGCAGGAAATGAAATCAACATTAGCGCGGCAGGGGACATACTCATCCAGACCCCCTTTGATTTGAATGTCAACGCGGATAATGTGAACATTGTTGAGCCTGATGGGGCAACGCCTGGGCGCATCAACTCAGGAAGTCTGCGCCTATCTGACACCACCGATGCGAGCCTGAGCAGCACAGGACACGCATTCCAGATTGGCGCGAGCAGTGGTCAAAACCTTCGCATTGACAGCAACGAGATTATGGTGGTGGACAACGGCGGCACAACTGGGATGTTCCTTCAGAGCGATGGCGGCACACTGCAAGTTGGAGGCGACACCACAATCGTAGGGACGCTCACCGCTACCAACCTTGTCAGCAATAACGACGTCACCCTCACTGGAACCGTTATCAACCAACGCGCCAGCGCAACCGCCGACGTGTGGCTATCATCTCAAACTGGAGATTCAGTCAACCGATTCTTGATTGAAGCCAACGGCAACCTGTTCTGGGGTTCAGGCTCCGCAGCACGCGACACGAACCTTTACCGAAACGGGGCAAACCTTCTGCAAACTGATGACAACTTTCAGGTTGCCTCACAGTTGCGAGTCGTAGCGCCGACAGGCACCACGCAAACAAGCAGCCAAGCAATCTATTTTTTCGTTAGCGGCAACAGCAGTTATGAACTTCGCCGCAACACATCGTCAGCGCGCTACAAGACAAACATTGTGGACGCGGACGAGGTGGTGCTTGAGGCGGCGCGCAAAGTAAAGCCGCGCCACTATGAGTCAACGATTGAGGCTGAGGCTGGCGCAACACGCCTGGGCTTCATTGCAGAGGAGATTCACGAGGCTGGGCTGACGCACGCTGTGGGTTATGATGAGGAGGGAAAGCCAGAAACGATTGACCCAACGGCGCTCATTGCGGCGCTGTGGCACCGCGTTGATGACCTTGAAAGCAGACTGAGGGAGTTAGAAAAATGACCGCAAGCCAAAGCACGGAAATCATCAACCGGCTCGAACGCATTGAGCGCGACCTTGCCGAAATAAAAGTAGAAATGGCGGAGACACGCGGCGCATACAGATTAGCCAAGTTTATCATTGCTTTCTTGGGTCTTAGCGGCCTGGGTGGTTTGACCGCCTGGCTTAGTGGTCAAGGCAAATAGTAAGCGAAGGAGGCAGCTTGCGAATCGGTTGGTATAGCAACGCACCGCACATCCCATCGGGTTATGGGCAACAGACGGCACAGGTCGCTCTGAGGCTCAAAGCAGACGGACACGACGTTGCCGTTATCTCTAACTTCGGGGCAGCTGCGAGCCTGACTTATGAGGGAATCCCTGTCTTTGCCGATGGCTTGAAGCAATACAGCATCGACATCTATCCGCAGCAACTGAAGGCGTGGGGCGGCATCAGCATCGGACTCTTTGATGCTTGGCCAATGGGGATAGTTGCAGAGCAGTTGAAGCAGTTGAATCTCGCATGGTGGGTTCCAGTAGATCACGACCCGGTTCCACCTGGTGTCGTAGACTTCTTCAGTCGAACTAATGCATTCGCCATTGCCATGACTAAGTTTGGTGAACGGCAGCTTCTCAAGGTGGGTTTGCCGCGAGAGCTCGTCTCCTACATTCCTCACGCCATTGACACCAAAGAGATGTTCATTGACGTAGGGCAGGCAGGCCGCGAAGCTATGGGGATCCCTATGGATGCGCACCTGACCATAATGAATGCTGCTAACCGGGGTCGCATTCCAATCCGTAAGGCATTCGCCGAGAACCTCCTTGCATTGAGCAATCACATGAAGCGACATAAGGACGCCTGGGCTTACATCCACACGGAGCCTGAGGGGATCAGCGATGGGATGAACCTTCCGCGTTATCTGCAGTTCATCGGCGCACCGATGGAACGCTTTAGGTGGCCAGAGCAGATGGCGTTCCGCAACGGCATTCCGACCGAACACCTCAAGCACGTCTACTCAGCGGCTGACGTCTTGCTTGCCACCTCAATGGGCGAAGGCTTCGGCGTCCCGACGATTGAGGCACAGGCGTGTGGCACGCCAGTGATCGTAAGCGACTTCGCTGGCAGCGCAGAACTGGCTGGACCACAGGCCTCTGTGATTAGCGGACAGCTTGTCTGGGATGAGTTTCAGGGGAGCAACTGGATTATCCCGAATGTGGTGCAGATTGAGGAAGCACTTGAGCGCAACTACGAGAACAAGAGAATCGGTTTGGTCAACCGGCTTCACGTCCGTGAGTTTGCCCAGCAATACGACGCCGACCTGGTCTACGATACGCATTGGCGTCCACTCATCAAGCGTCTTGCCTTGCGCGCAGATAAATCAGGGGGGCAAGGGGGCGGCGATGATCTTATCGGGGCAACTGGAGGCTCTGGAGCATATGCCACTCGAGCTCGAACTGACGATGCGAGCGCACCGATGAACCGGGCTCAGCGTCGAGCCAAGAATAAGGGGGGAAAGTGAAACTGAAGATCAAAAGCCAGCTGCCATACGAAGAGAAGGGCGGCATCCTAGACGACTGTGGTCCAAGTAGCGCGGCCTGTGCCGTCGCCTGGGCAACCGGATACAAGATTGATCCTTCGGCTGGTGATGGCATCAAAGCCAAAGCTGCCGCCACTGGCTTTACGGAGAAACAGGGTGTGAGCGACAACGGCAGCAGCTTGTCGCAACTAGCGGATACCGCCAGACGGCTTGGCGCTAAGGCCAGCTACCCAAAATCTTGGATGGAAGTAACCGCAGCCGGCATGCGTGGCGCAGCAATCATCATCAATGTGCAGGCTCCCTTCGGGTATCCACCACAGGCAGTAAGCAAATGGCAGAAGCGCTACGCCAGAAAGAATCCTGGCCAGACATACGGCCACATGGTCTGCGCGGCCTGGGATAAGGATCATGGGTGGCAGTTTGCTGACCCGACATTCAGTGGCGTCGGAAAAGAGGAATACGGAGTAGTAATCACAGTTGAAGAACTGCGTCGCATCGCAGAATCAAAAGGAGATAGGGCTAGCAGTCGCTGCCTTATCGTAAGCGAGAAGGAGAAGTAAATGGCAGAATACAAAGCAATGGCAGCGTCTTGGGCACGATCGTTCGCGGCAGCTTGCCTAGCGCAGTTCCTTGCCCTGGGTGGCAGCGCATTCGATCTTGATGGCGACGCCTTGAAGTCAATCCTTGCTGCCGGCCTGGCAGCGGTGCTTCCGGTTCTCGTCCGTTGGCTTAACCCAAATGATTCTGCTTTCGGGGTAAACCGAGTCTAGGTTTCCATGGATTCGAGCTCGACCTCGAATCCAAACACTGTTGTTCCATGGATTCGAGCTCGACCTCGAATCCAAACACTGTTGTTCCATGGATTCGAGCTCGACCTCGAATCCAAACACTGTTGTTCCGGCGGGTTCAGGCGAGCGCGCTGTGATTGTAGACCGCAATGATTCGTTCATGGGCCAACCGGCTCAATAAACTGGAGGTGAGGACATGGCTCTGGATGAGCTGTTAGAGTTCCGTGAGCTGAATGCAGTTCAGGGGGCGAAATGCTGGTACGGCCAGCTGGACATTAAGCCAGCCGATCGAGCGTTGCTTGATAAGGCAATGGCAGACCCCGCTATCAGTGCGCGTGCGATTAGTTTATGGCTTGAGAATCGCGGATTCGACGTCAAGTACCATAGCATCTCACGACACGTGAGGAAGGATTGTAGGTGCAATAATGGCTGATGAACTAGACGAGTTTAGGGATCAAGACGCACTTAGTGAACTGAAGGTCGCACATCAGCGCGTATTGCGACAACTCACGAAAGCGAAGGCCAGCCGCGAGGAGCTGGTTGATGCCGTTTATGCGGCCGCGAAGGATGCGGCAGCTG